AGGTCTTTTTTGTCGCGCCGATAACGCGAACGCGTTTTTCCACCCGAAGGATTCCCGCGGGTTCATCGTCCGCTACCGGACGCCGCGAGCTCGAGCACTGTCGGGCAGGCGGATCCGGGGCCGCCGCGTCGACCTCGTCGGCAGGACGTTCCGGGCAGGCGGCAAAGTGTTCGTCCATCCCGCGGGCCCGATCCCGTCGATCGCGCCGTCCGCCTGGAAGGTCTGCGGGAACCGGCTCGCGTGGCCCGCATCCGGTGGCCCGCCGTGCTGCCCCGACCACGGGCCCCTACCGGACGCGGACGTCACCGCGGGTTATTGCAGCCGCCGCGTCGTTGTATCCGATCTGACGCAGCGGATCCGGGAGCAGCAGCGGTCAGTCGCGTCGGGCGACGTGCGGATTGTGGTCTACGCCGGTAGGTCGCAGGGCAAGTCAGCCGCGCTCCGCGACCTGGCCGACGCCGTCGCGGAGCGGATGCGGCTGTCGTGAGTCGACGCCGCAAACCGCCCGGGACGTCGAAGCAGCAGGGCACGTCGACGACGCGCCACCTGGAAGCGGTGCGCGACGAAGACGCTGTCGAAGACGGACCGATCCCCACCGCGCCCGCAGGGCTCAGCACGAAGTCGACCGAACGCTGGAACGCGTTCTGGCGGTCGAAGCTGGCCGCGTACGTCGACCCGGGCGCCGACGCGCATCGGCTCGAGCGGTGGATCATGGACGTCGACGAGTACGACCGGGTGCGCGAGGCCTACGACAAGGCGCCGACCGTCGACGGGTCGAAGGGGCAGCCGCGGCTGAACCCGCTCGCGTCCCGGCTCAACACACTGGAAAAGCAAATCCGCGAGGCCGAGAATCAGTTCGGCATGACGCCGGCGGCGCGGCTGAAGCTGGGGATCAGCTTCGGCAAGGGTGGCCCGGTCACCGCGGAAGACCTGAACCGAATGGTCGAAGGGAACGATGGCAGCGGCGAAGACGACATCGAAGAAGAAGTCGCGCAGGGCTTCGTCGAAGCCTGAGCCCGTCGACGACGTCCTGCTGAAGGATCCGGTCCCGACGCAGGGCTACCGGGTCATCCGCTGGATCGAGGGGCACTGCGTACACACGAAGGCGCGCTGGATCGGTCGCCGCTTCAAGCTGCTGCCGTGGCAGAAACGCCTGATCCTTGAGCTTTTCGAGGTCGACCCGGAGACGGGGCTGCGCCGATACCGCTGGGCGCTCGTCGGCGTCCCGAAGAAGAACGGGAAGACGGAGCTCGCCGCGGCCATCGCGCTCTATTTCCTGATCGGTGACGGCGAGCAGGCCCCCGACATTCCCTGCGCCGCGGCGTCCGACGAGCAGGCCGACCTGGTCTTCGGCGCGGCTAAGACGATGTGCGAAATGAGCCCGACGCTGTCGCTGATCTGCGAGGTCTACGACAAGGAAATCCTGATCCCGTCGAAGCCCGGGGCGCGGCTCTACCGGGTCGCCGCGGTGGGCGGCGCCGGGGACGGCGGGAACGTCTTCGTGCCGATCCTTGACGAGCTGCACGAATGGATGAAGGCGAAGCATGAAACGACGTGGACGGTCCTGACCGGGGGTGGCGGCGTTCGCGAGGCGCCGCTGGTGCTGCAGATCACGACCGCGGGCTTCGACCTGGATTCGATCTGTGGCCGCGAGTACGAGTACGGGAAGAAGGTGCAGTCGGGCGAGATTGACGACCCGACCTATTTCTTCCGCTGGTACGAGCCCGACCCGGACGACGACTGGCGCGACCCGGAGACGTGGGCGAAGTGCAACCCGTCGCTAGGCGTCACGGTCCAGGTCGACTATCTGAAGTCGCAACTGCGGAAGAAGCCGCGCAACACCTTTGAGCGGTACTACCTGAACAAGTGGACGACGACGGAAGATTCATGGCTGCCCGAACCCGACGCCGACGAGCCCGACGACGCGCTGGCGATCGAGGCGGGCGGGTACTTCCGGGCGCTCGCGCAGGAGGGTTTCGCGATCGAGCACGACGCCGACGTCGTGCTGTCGGTCGACCTGGGACTGAAGAAGGACACGGCGGCGGTCGACGTGCTCACGGTGCTGGACGACTTCCGCGCCTGCCAGGTCTGCGACGAGGGCGTCATCGACGGCGGCGCGGTCTGCCCCCGCTGCAACGGGACCGGGCACGTCCCCGCGATCGGAGTCGAGGCGCACGTCTTCGATCCGTCGTCGAAGAAGGTCGACTATTCAGACGTGGAGAACCTGATCCGCGAGCTCGCGGGGACGTTCAACGTCGACGCCGTCGTCTTCGACCCGTGGCGCTTCGGGCGCTCCGCTGAACTGTTGTCCGACGAAGGGCTGATTATGGTCGAGTTCCCGATGACGAATGAACGGACCGTGAAGGCAACCGACCGCCTATACAAAGCGATCGTCGACGAGCGGCGGATCGTCCACGCCGGCGACCCGATCCTCCGGGCGCACGTCGAAGCCGGTGCCCTGAAGGACACCGACCGCGGCCCCCGCCTGGCGAAGGGGAAGACCCGTCGCGCCATCGACGCGCTGATCGCGCTGATGATCGGCCTGCCGACGATCGACGAGCTGGGCGACCACGACTTCGGTTTCGAGGCCTAGTCATGGGCGCACGCGTGACCGTCCGCATCGACGAGCTGGGGCCGGGCGTCCGGCTGTCTGAGCTGACCGCGTCCGCGATCGGCGTCGCGGTGCTGCAGGAAAATGTCTTCGTGACCGACGTCGTCGTCGCGGGCTACGACGCGCAGGGCGTCCCGCAGGAGTGGCACGTCAGCCGCGCTTCGGTGGCGGGCGCCGCGGGGACGTGGATCCCGAACGTCGAACTGCTCGAGGCGGTTCACCCGCAGGCCGCGGTTGCCGCTGAAGTCATCCATGAGCAGGGCACGGAAACCGGCCTGCCTGAGCCCGCCGCGGCGAAGGGCGACGAGTAGATGCGGCGCCGACTGTTCGGACGGGCCCCGCAGCTGCAGCGCGTCCGCATCCACCTGCGGAAGGCCGACCCGTCGATCGAGGGGTTCCTGGTCAGCCGCTATCCGATCGACGGCTGCTACCGCCTGATCCGTGCCGTTCACGTCGAAGCCGAGGATCGGTCGATCGCGCTCGAGGGCGAAGTCGACGTCCCGGTCGACGGCGTGCTGTTCATCCAGCGACTGGGGACCGAATGATTCTGCGGACCAGCCGCGGTGCCGACTACCAGGCCCGCGATATGTTCAGCGACGCGTCCCGCGTCCCGGGCCCGGGGATGCCCCGCTACGGGTCGGGCGGCGGCTTCGACGCCGACGCAATCGAGTCGGTCCCCGCCGCGGGCGCCGCGATCCGGCTGCTCGCGGAGACGGGTGGGCTGCTGCCGATGAACGTCTACCAGGGTCGCCGCGGTGATCCCGGGGTCACGCCGGCGCCCGACACATGGGAAGCCGCGGTGCTGGCCGAACCGTCGATCGACCAGTCGCCGTTCGACACCTGGTCGTTCACGATCGCGTCCCTGCAGCGCGGCGGCGCTCTGCTGCTGAAGGCGAAGGACAACCGCGGCCGGGTCGCGGAGCTCAACGTCCTGGATCCGCGGCGTACGCGCACGAAGATCGAAAACGGCGCTGTCGTCTTCTACGTCCGCGACGGGTCGAAGACGAAGCGGCTGACCCGGGCCGACGTGATCTACATACCGGGCTATCTGTGCCGCTCGCCGCAGATCGGCTCGTCAGTGACGGCGAACTACGCCGCGACGATCGGGGCCACGCTGCAGCTCGAGCAGTTCCAGGACCGCTACTTCCGCAACGACGCGAGCCCGGGCGGGATCATCACGGTCCCGGGCAACCCGAAGAAGTCGGTCCGCGACGAGATGCGCGAGAGCTGGGAGGCGCGGCACCAGGGCAACCCGGGCGCCGTCGGCATCCTCTGGGGCGGGGCCGAGTACGGCGAAGTCGGGATCAGCCTGGCCGACGCGCAGTTCATCGAGGCGCAGGGCTGGGGCGTCGAGCAGATCGCCCGCATGTACCGCGTCCCGAAGAAGATGCTGACCGGGGAGGCCGACGAGTCTGACCCCGAAGTCGAGAACCTGCGATTCGCGACCTACTCGCTGCAGCCCTGGACCGCTCGCATCGAGCAGGCGCTGTCGCTGGACCGCGACCTGTTCCCGAACCCGTCACGGCACGCGGTTATGAACCTCGAGCCGCTGCTGCGAGCGAACTTCAGCGTGCGGGCGACGTCCTACCGGGAAGCCCGTCAAGGCGGCTGGATGACGGCTAACGAAATCCGCCGACGGGAGGGTATGGCCGACCATCCCGACGGCGGCGAGCTGCAGGTCACCCCGGTCGGCGGCGCTCCGAACGCGCACGTCAAGATGGTCGACGACACCTAGTCGCTGGCATCCGTCCGTCAGATCGGCAACGATGCCGCCATGCCGGACACGCTGCTAGACCGCTTCAGCCCTGACCAGCTTCGGGACCGGGTCGGTCCGCTGACCATCGCCCGCGGGGCGATGCAACGGCAGATCCCCCGCCCCACCGACGCCGACCCGGAGGCCCGCGCCTGGGAGCGCGGCGCCGAAGTCCGCGCCGGCGACGGGGAGAACGGCGGCGCGGACAACGAGTGGATCGTCAGCGGCCACGCGGCGGTCTTCGACGTGCTGTCGGAAGAGCTGGGGCTGTTCTACCGGTTCCGCGAGCGCATCCAGCGCGGCGCGTTCCGGGGCGTTCTGGACGACAACCAGGACGTCGTCGACCTGTTCGACCACGAAGGCCTTCCCCTCGCCCGCACGTCGTCGAACACCCTTGAGCTCCGCGAGGATCCCCGCGGCCTGTTCAAGTACGCACGTTGGGCCCGGACGTCCTACAGCGACCCGATCGCGGAGGCGCTTCGCCGCGGCGATCTGTACCAGCAGTCGTTCGCGTTCACGGTCGCGGAAGACGAGTGGATCGAGCGCAACGTCGACGGGCAGGACGAGCCCGAAGTGATCCGTACGGTCATCAAGGTCGAGCGGCTTTACGACACGTCGACGGTCACGGTCCCCGCGTACCCCCAGACCGACGCGTCGCTCCGCACCCGCGAGATTGCCGCCGTCGGTCAGCGGTTCGGCATTGCGATCCCCGACGAGAGACTTCAGGACGGCGCCGGACGATCGGCGCAGCTGTTCACCGGAGACGGGCTGCCCGACGGCAGCAGCGGCTCCGATGAACCGGGCGCTGCCGACACCGACCCGAAGGACGCAGCCCGTGGGGCGAGTCGCGACGACGTCGCAGCTCGAGCGAAGCGACGGCTCGCAATCGCAAAAGCAAGAACCACGACATAAGGAGAAATCCACGATGAAGCGTTCACTCGCTTTCATCCGCGGGCTGTTCCTCTGGCTGCTGGTCGCAGTCCTGGGTTACTTCCGCGGAGCAGGACGCGCACTTCGCACGTCCGCAATGACCGGAGCTGAAAAGTTCTGGGTTGTCACGCATCCCCGGTCGGCCTGGCGCTTCGCCACGCTCGCACCGATCGGAGGCGCCGACCCGGCAGCTGAGCAGCTCGAGGGTGCCCGAACGGAAGTCCGCGAAGCGGTCGAGGCGATGGAGACGGCGTTCGCAGCCATCGACAGCGCCGACGACACGGCGGACATGGACGCGCTCGAGCGTTCGTTCACGCGGGCGGAAGAGCGGCATGGTGCCGCCCGGCTCGCGCTGCGTCGTGTGGAGGCTGTCGTCGAGGCCCGCGGGAACCTTCCCGTCGACCCGACCGTCGACCCCGACACGGAGCCCGACGCGGATCGCCGTAGCGACCCCGCACGTCCGAAGGACGGCAACACCGGACCGCTCACTTACGAGCGGAGCGGCGAGCACTCGTTCTTCAGCGACATGTACCAGGCCCGTCTGAACGGCAACGGTGCCGCGCAGCAGCGGCTGTCGCAGCACATGACGGAGCAGGAGAACATCGCGAAGGACGAGGGTCGCGCACTGTCGACCACGGGAGGCGCCGGCGGTCAGTTCGTCCCCCCGACCTGGATGAACGACCAGTGGATCGCGCTCGCCCGGGCTGGCCGCGTGACGGCGAACATCGTCCGTCATTTCGACCTGCCCCCGCAGGCGCAGTCGATCAACATTCCCCGGGTGTCGGGGGGCTCCGCGACCGCCACGCAGGCCGATAACGCCAACGTGCAGTCGACGGATCCGACGACCGATTCGATCGCGGTTCCCGTGCGGACCGTGGCCGGGCAGGTCGATGCCGCTCGTCAGCTGGTCGACCGGGCGCAGCCCGCGATCGACCAGATCCTGTTCGGTGACCTTCACGCTGACTACAGCACGAAGATCAACGTGCAGGTCATCAACGGATCGGGGTCCGCTCCGAACGCGACCGGCATCCTGAACACCGCCGACATCGAGGCGGTCAGCTACACGGACGCGAGCCCGACCCCGGGCGAGCTCTACCCGAAGCTGGCCGACGCGGTCTACAACCGCGTCGGAACGCTGCGGTTGATGCCCGCGGAGGCGATCGTCATGCATCCCCGTCGCTGGGGCTGGCTGATGGCGCAGGTCGATTCCAACCAGCGCCCGCTCGTCGTGCCGAACCCGAACGCCGGGGTCATCGGCTTCGGTTCGCCCGCGAGCGTGTCGCAGGGCGGCGGCGTCGACATGACGACCGATGCGCCGACGGTCCCGGTCGGGTACATGCTGGGACTGCCGGTCTACGTCGACCCGTCGATTCCGACGAACCTGGGCGCGGGCACGAACGAGGACGTCATCCTCGTTCTGCGTGCGTCCGACGCGTACCTGTTCGAGGATGGGGAGCCCAACGAGGCGACCTACTTCGAGGTGCTGTCGGGTTCGCTGGGCGTCCGGTTCCAGGTCTACGGGTATTTCGCGTTCAGCGCGGCCCGTTACCCGAAGTCGATCGCGACGGTCGGCGGCACGGGACTGGTCACGCCGACGTTCTAGGCGCGAGCACGACCGACGTCTTCGGGCGTCCTGGGCTTCGGCCTGGGGCGCCCGTTTTCGTTTCTGCCGTCAGCGGCGCGATACTGCCCGATCATGCATCCGATTGACGCAGCGGGGTTTATGCACCCGCCAGATGAAATCCGGCAGACGGCTACCACCGAAGAGCAGATCGCGGCTAAGCGTGCCGCCCTGATCCGCGAGCGGGAGGGCTACGTCGCAGCCGGGAAGGACGACCGGGTCGCAGCTGTCGACGCGGAGCTTGATCGCCTGGACGATCCGGGCGAGGATCCCGCCGCCGACGCGCCGCGGGCTCGAGCCGAGCGCCGCCCTCGTCGGGCGACCGCCGCGGCGAAGAGCGCGGAGCAGCGCGGCTAGGGGTTCACGGTGGCCGCCGGCGACCTTTGCACTCGCGACCAGGTCCGTGCGTTCCTGGTCAAGCCCGCGAACGACACCGGGCAGGACACGCTGATCGACTCGCTGATCCGTGGCGCGTCGAAGCTGATCGCCAACCATTGCGAGCGCGAGTTCACGCCGACGGCTGACGCGACCCGCTCGTTCTACTACGACGGGCGCGGGTTCCTGAGCCTCGCCCCCTACGACCTGCGGACGCTGACGTCCGTCACGTTCGACGTCGAGCCGGGCGAGGCCGAGACGGTGCTGACCACCGACGAGTACCGCGTATGGCCCCTGCCCGCGCCCGACGGCGTATTCCAGGCGCTGAAGTTCAACGCCTACCGGGCGAGCTCGTCGCGGTGGTCCGACCGGACGATCAGCGTGCGGGGCGCCTGGGGCTTTGCGACCGTCCCCGACGACGTGCAAGACGCCGCGATCAAGACGGTCGCCGTATGGCTGCGGCGCGACGCCGCGGCCTTTGAGTCGACGTTTCGGCTGGACGAAGAGCGGATCGAGCATCCGAAGGCGCTGCCGTCCGCCGTCTACGACCAGCTGGACAACTACCGCCGACGGGTCACCTGATGGGGCTGCTGCGGTCAAGTCGCAGCGCCAGTTCGGTGTCGACTGAAATCCAGGTCGACTACGGCGCCGTCGACAACACACTGAAGGCAGCGCGGAAGGGCATCCGCGACCGAACGAAAATCGGCATGAAGCGTGCCGCCGACATCGCGGTCGAACCACGCGTCCGGCGCGGCGCGGCGCTGCAGTTCCCGATGCCCGTCGTGTCGGCGCTGACCACGAAGGCGACGTCGCGGGAGGCCTACGTCACGACCCGCGGTCCGCGGGTCAACGACCGGATCGCAGGCCTGCTCGAGTTCGGCGGCATCGTCTCAACGCAGATTCGCCCGAAGGAAGAGGGGCGCACCGGCCTGCCCGTGGGCGGCGGCCTGATCCGCTATTCGGTCAACGCGCCGCGGCACTACAAGGGGAAGGGGACCATCCGCCGCGAAGTCGCGGCGTCGGTGCCGCAGTTCGAGTCGATCCTGCTCGAGGAAGTCATCGACGCGTTCGATCCGATTCCGCACGTCCCGAAGTAGTCGATGCCGTCGACCTATGTTCAACCCATAGCTGAGGCGGTCGCCGCGGTCGCCGGCGGGCTGTCGGGTCTGACCGGGGGCGCGACCGTCAAGGGCATCGTGTGGGCTCCGCGGGATACCGACGTCCGTCCGGCCGCGGTCGTCGAAATGCCCGGGATCGAACGGGTCGCCGCCGACGAGGCCGAGTCGCAGATCGGCACCCGCGACGTCCGCCTGACGTACCCGGTCGCGTTCTACTTCGACCTGAGTGAAGACGTCGTGCTGTCGCAGACGCAGGCGGTCGAAGTCGTCGAGGCCTTCATCGACGCGGTCGACGCGTCCACGAACGCGGGTCAGCCAATGGGGACCGACGTGCTGACGGGCGACGTCCTGGTCGTCGACGCGAAGGCGTCCGCGGATCCGCCGGAACTGCTCGAGCCTGTGTCATCGTCCGGGCGTCCCGCTATTCGTTACGTCTGTCGGACAGAGGTCTTAGCCTTCATCCCCGACGTCGACTGAACCCGCGAAAGGAACCATGAGCGAAAAGCGTTACGGATTGCAGCTGAAGGGCGTGAACGGAGAGTCGTCCGCCGCTCAGACTGTGCCGCCCCTGGCCGGGTTCTTCTTCGTCGACACGCCGACCCCCGTCGGCGGCGAGGGCGAGCTGCCGCTGGATGCCGCCCGGAACGCGCTCAAGGATCCCGTCGACGAGGACGGCAAGCGTTACGAGGACGGCTACTTCGGCCTGGGCGACGTGCTCGAGCTGAAGACCATCAAGTCGGGCGAAGTCGAGGACGCGAAGACCGCGCAGGTCGACGCACGCGACGCCGCCCGTAACGGGATCAAGGCTTCGCACCGCGAGGCCCGCGATCGTCCGCTGACCGACGAAGAGCGGCAGCGGCTCAACGACGAGACAATCGCCGCCGGCGCGGCAGACGGGAGCTAGTTCCAGATGCCGACCGGATACCTGCGCGGGGCGATCGAGTCGATCCCGGGCAACGAGTCGAACAACCCGACGCTGGGAACGAAAAAGCCTTTCTTCCCGCTGCGGTCTTTCGCGCCGCACCTGGGCGCCGCGCCGATGGAGCGCGACGACGAGCTCCGCAACCAGGACGAGCCGCTGGCCGTCCTCCCCGACGTCTACGACCCGTCCTGGGAGTACGAGTCGCGGCTGTACCCGGACCTGCTCGGCTTCTTCCTGACGCTGACGCTGGGGATGCCCGTGACGACCGCCGGCAACGGCGTCATCACCGACCCCGATACGACCGTCATCCCGGTCGGCGCTCACCGGCACGTCTGGGCGGCGCCGTTCGGCCCGTCCGGTATCTCGCCCTTGACCGCGCAGTTTGACGTCGCCTATCGCGACCAGGCGGCGTTCTTCAAGGCGAAGGGCGCGGCCTGCTCGGAGCTCACGATCCAGAACCCGGAGACGGGCGGGTCGACGATCGGCGCGTCCGGCCCGGCGAACTACCTGGACGGTCAGGCCGACCCCGCGCTGTCTCCGACCTACGAGACGCTGGCGATCCGCCCCTTCACCCGGGCGGACCTGACGCTGCCGACGTGGCTCACGGGCACCGGGACGCATGAGAACTTCGACGTCACGATCGAGAACCCGGTCGAGAACGTGCGAAGCATGGGCATCAAGTCCGCCTACCCCGACGTCATGGAGAAGTCGAACGACGGTCCGATCGTCGTCCGCGGGTCCATCCCGCAGCGGCAGCTGGACATGGACGACTGGAACGCGCTCAAGTCGGCGGCGGGCTTCGCGGCCGTCGCCCGCTGGGTCAGCGATTCGGTCATCGCGTCGGCCTACCCGTACAAGCTGTTCGTCGCCATGAGCAACTGCCAGTACGTCGACGGCGATTCCGAGGAACTCGGGAACAAGCGCCGCCACGGCGCGACGTTCGACTGGAAGTCGACGACCGCGTCGGCGGGATCGACCACGATCACGCTCGTCAACGCGACGTCGTCCTACGCGTAGAAGTCAACCGCGCCGGCGCAGGTCGGCGGAAAGGGAAGGGAACACGATGGGATCAGATGACCGACGCGTCAGCCTGACCGAACTGGCCGAGGGCTTCGAGCCTGCCGAGGTCGACCTGTTTGAGAACGAGGACTGGGGAGGCCTGTTCCTGACGGTCGATATCACGAAGCCGGTCCAGAAGAAGCTGCAGGCGATCCGCAAGGAAGCGGCGGCCACGATGACGAAGGCGCTGTCGGCTGACGCCGAGGACGTCGCTGACGCCGAGGACGACGACTTCGACCAGGTCGACGCGGTCGTCGACATGCTCTGCGCGCTGTACGGCGCCATGCTCGTCCCCGCCCCCGGGCACTCGCGGAAGAAGGCCGACAAGGTCATGCGCCGCGCCTACGACGAGGGGAAGATCGGGCTGTCCCGGATCAAGCAGGGCTTCGAGCAGATCACGGAGGCGAGCCGCCCTACCTGACGGAGGAAGCGGAGGCGCAGCTGTACGTCGCGCGCCGCTTCTTCCGCTTGTCGCCCGTCGAGTGGCGCGACCTCCCCGACTGGGAGCGCGACATGCTCATCCGGGGGTGGCGCCGCGAGGTCGGCGCCGACGAACCCGCGACGTCCTCGAGGCGCGGCGGCGGGGACGGATCGCTCGGCGCCCCGCCGTCCGACCTGCAGCAGCTGCAACGCTGACCGTCCGCGCCCGCCGCGAACATGCGTCGCCGTATGGCTTCGCGCGGCGGACGCATCCGAATCAGCATCGAGGGGGATTCGTCCGACCTGCAACGGTCGGTCGACTCGGCTAACCGCTCCCTGGGTGGGCTGAAGAAGGGAGCGTCGGTCGGCGGGAAGGCGCTGCGCGGGATCGGGACCGCAGCGAAGATCGGGTCCGCCGGCGTCGCGGCGCTGGCGGTCGTGGAGCTCCCGCGCATGATCGACGAGGCGCGCGAAGCGCAGAAGGTCGGCGCGCAGACGAACGCGGTCCTGAAGTCGACGGGCGGAGTCGCCAACGTCACCGCGCAGGACGTGGCGGACCTGGCGGAGCAGATCAGCCTGAAGACGGCGATCGACGACGAGCAGATCCAGTCGGCGTCGAACATGCTGCTGACGTTCAAGAACATCAGGAACGAGTCGGGCGCCGGGAACAAAATCTTCAACCAGGCGACGAAGGCCGTCACGGACATGTCGGTCGCGATGGGGACCGACGCGCGGTCGGCGTCGATCCAGCTGGGGAAGGCGCTGAACGATCCGATCGCAGGGCTGTCGTCGCTGGGCCGCGTGGGCGTCCAGTTCGACGAGCAGACGAAGTCGACGATCGAGTCGCTGGTCGAGCAGGGCGACACGATGAAGGCGCAGAAGATCATCCTGAAGGAACTGGAATCGCAGTTCGGAGGGAGCGCCGCCGCGCAGGCGACCGACGCCGACAAGCTCAAGGTCGCGTGGGCGAACGTCGAAGAAGAACTGGGAACGGCGCTCATCCCGATCCTGGACGACGCGGCCCGGGCGATCGTCAAGTTCCTGGACGAGTGGCGCCACGGGATCGGCCTGGGCGGGACGATCCGGAAGGTCCTGGGCGGAGTCGTCAGCGTCACGCGCGACGTCGTCAACTGGACCCGCACGGCGGCGGAGGACGCGTGGCCGTACCTCGAGAAAGCGATCGACGCGACGGTCGTCGCATCGGTGGCCGTCGCGAAGGCGGTCAAGACGGCGGGCCTGGCGGTCGCGTCCGCTGCCCGATGGGTCGTGCAGGCCGCGAAGAACGTCGCCGGGTTCGTCGCGTCGCTGTGGCCGGTCAAGGTCGCCGCCGGCGCGGTCTACGTCGCGCTGAAGCTCGTCTGGGACGTCCTGAAGAACGTCGCGCCGCTGATCGGGTCAGTCATCGTCCGCGCCCTGGATATCGCCGGAGCGGCGTTCAAGGCAATCTGGCCGATCATCCGCGGCTTCGGGCAGATCGTCGCGGACGTCATCGGCGTCGTGACCAACCTGTTCCGAGGCGACTTCAAGGGCGCCTTCAAGAACGCCGTCGACATCGTCAAGCACACCGTGGGGGCGATCAAGGACACGGTCCAGAACGTCTTCAAGCTCATCGTGACGATCATCCGCAACGCGGTCGGCGTCGTGAAGGACGTCATCAAGGCGGCGTGGGGCGTCGCTCGCGACGTCACGAAGACGATCCTGGGCCTGCTGCTCGGCGTCGTGAAGAACGTCTTCGGGTCGGTCGTCGACTTCATCCGGGGTATCGCTGACCGGATCGGCTCGGCGGCGGAGTCGGTCGCCAACGCGATCATCCGCGGGATCACGACGGCGAAGTCGGTCGTCGGGGACGTCGGGGACTTCATCCGCGAGATCCCGGGGAAGATCAGCGGGTTCGCGACGTCGGCCTTCAACGCGGCGAAGAACCTGGGCGGCAAGATCATCAGCGGCCTGGTGAACGGGCTGCGCGGCATCGGGCAGACGATCGCCGGGGCGATCGAGGACGCGATCAGCGGCGTCGGGGATATCGGGACCGGCGTCCTGAACTACTTCATCCAGCGGATCAACGACGCGATCCCGAACTCGATCAACATTCCGAAGGCGCCGGATATCGACCTCCCCGACAACCCGATCCCGCAGGTCGCCCGCGGCGACGTCTTCAACGCGGCCACGCTGGCCGTCATCGGGGAGGCGGGCCGCGAGTACGTCATCCCGGTCGAGAACAACCGCGAGCGCGGGAAGCAGCTGCTGCTCGAGGCTGCCGACGAGCTCGGGATCCCCATGTTCGCGGAGGGGTACGCGCCCCCGAAGCGGAAGGGCGGGAAGGGCGGAGGCAAGGGAGGCGGGAAGGGCGGCAAGGTCAAGGGCGACAAGCATGAGGACACCGACCTGGGCGGCGTGACGGAGTCGTCCGGGCGACTGGCGCAGCTGATGAGCGCGCACGCTGCGGCGCTCCGCGACCTGACCGGGCTGTCGGCGCTCTGGGCGCCGAACAAGCCGGCGTGGGCGGACCCGACGAAGTTCGCCGCCGAGGAAGGGACCTTCGACGACCTGCAGACGGCGAACGACCTGCTGGCCTACTGGAACAACCAGGTCGCGAAGTTCAGCGCGGAGCAGCAGGTCAAGGTCGGCGAGACGTGGAAGACGTACAAGAAGGACGTCACGAAGACGAAGGGCAAGGGGAAGAACAAGAAGAAGGTCGTCGTCCACCGCAAGGGCGACGAGATCGCGGGCACCCGGAAGCCGGTCTACTGGACCGGGATGCTGTACGACGAGCTTGAGAACGCGCTGAACGAGTCGGCGGGCTGGGCCGACTTCATCGCGGGTCTGTTCTCGCCGCTGGACGGGACGACCGGCGCGGGAGGCGCGACGAACGCGGAAGCCGTGCAGCAGGTCCTGGACGCGACGACGGCGATCAACGAGAACCTGGTGCGCGAGCTCGCGATCCGCAACGCGCAGGATCCGGTCCTGGCGAACTTCCTGGGGAGCTTCGACGACGGCGGCGTCGTGCCCGGGCCGCGCGGCGCACCGGGCGTCGCGCTGGTCCACGGGAAGGAAACGATCCTGCCGACGCACAAGTCGGACGCGGGACCGATTGAGGTCCGAGTCATCGGCGATCCTTCGCTTCCGAGCATGATCGACCGGATTGAGATAGCCGCCGGCAACGCCGTCCAGACGGTCGGCGCGAAGGCGGGCCTGGGGATGCAGTCGCCGTCCGCTCCGGGCGTCCGGGCTAGGTTCCGCAACACGCGGCGCCAGGGGAGTAACCGCCGCTGATGCCGGGCGAACGGCTCGTCTTCGACTCGCGCACGGAGTCCGCCGCGAACGCGCCGCTCGAGCTCGTCGAGGTCGACGGCGCCGACGTCCGCGGCGTGACGCTGCTCGAACACGACTACCCGGCGCCCGACCCGGATTCGATGACGGCGTCGAGCGCGGACACCGAAGGCGATCCGCTGGTCCTGAACCGCTACCCGAACCGGCAGATTCCGATTCGGCTGCGCGTCGTCGAGCCGGCCGACGCCGCGGCGACGAACCTGGTCCTCGACCCGTCATTCGAGACTGCCGCCGGCCTGTGGGCGCTGACGTCGGGCGCGACGCTGACGCGTTCGGCTGCGGCTGCTCGCGACGGCGACATGGGCCAACTGATCGCCGCTGCGGCGTCATCGGGTTCGGGCATGGCTTCGCCAGCGGCGGGCGCTGCCTGGGGCTGTTCGGCGTCGACGACCTACACGGCGGCCGTCTACGTCCGCGCGGCTGCTGCGGCCGACGTCGGCAAGACGGTCCAGCTGACGCTGACGGAGGTCACGAACGCCGGCGCGACGGTCGGCTCGACGACCGCGACGGTCGTCCTGGCGGCGGCCTGGCAGCGGCTGAGCGCGACGCGCACGTTCGGCGCGACCGGCGTCCGCTTCCAGTTGACGATCGCCAACAACGCCGCGACCGCCTTCAACTTCCACGCCGACCAGGTCCAGATGATCGCGGAGGCGACCGCGTCGAACTACTTCGACGGCGATACGCCGGGATGCAGCTGGGGCGGCACCTACGGCGCGTCGACGTCGTCGAGGCCGGCACCGGGCGGCCCGCGGTTCTACGCGATCGTCGCGGACCTGGAAAAGAAGATCGACCGGATCAACCGCGAGGGCGGAACGCTGAAGCGCGTCGTCCCTGACGGGTCCCCGATCGTCTTCGACCTGCTCGCCGCGACGTGGCGGCCGACGTCGGACCGGCGCTTCATCTTCGCGAAGCGGACGGAGGCTGAGGTCACGTTCACCGCGAAGACGTTCGGCCGCGGCGCGACCGAAATCGTCGGACCCGATAACGTCGAATCGACGCTGCCGTGTGTCCGCTTTACGACCGCCGGCGTGCAGGGGAACGTCCCGGCGCTCGGACGGCTCATCATCACGGAGCGCCAAGCCGTCGATCAGTTCCGCTGGGTCTGGGGTCTGAGGTCCCGCTACTACGACGCCGGCGCGAACGCGGCGCTGTTCTACGAAGCCGAGGGGCGGACGCTGCCGTCCGGGTCGGCGTCGACCGCCGACGCCGGCGCGTCGGGCGGGAACATGGTCCGCCGGACTGCGACGCCGTTCGCGTATTCGACGATCATCACGACACAGGCGACCGGCGGCGGGGCGCACCTGTCGCACACGGGCGTCTACCGGGTCCTGGCGCGCGTCCGCTCGAACGACGCGATGGACTGGACCTTCGACTATGCGGAAGCCGACCTGTTGCGGCCGACGCCGACCGGGAAGGTCCACCGCACCGCGGCGAACGATTGGGAGCTCGCGGACCTGGGCGTCGTCCGGCTGACTAAGGGGCGCTGGCAGGGACGGGTCCTGGTCCGCTCCGCGTCTGCGAACGCGTCCGGCTACAACGCCGACCTGGACTGCCTGTTCCTGGTGCCGATCGCGGAGGGCGCCGGCGAG